TCCTTTGAATCACCACCAAGGTAAGAACTGTTAAACGCTCTGTTAAGAACGTTAGCAGCTTTTACTTGTCTAGTGTTAGCCATTGAACGTGCCAATGCTTTTGTGTATCGAGTGCTGATTTTGTCGTAGAGATTATCCTCTACTGCTTCTTCAGTTAATGAGAAAGCTAAAGCAACTGTTTCGTGTGTATACCTAGCAGTGTAAGTTTCTTGAGCGTCGTCGTATACTACGCCTTGACCCTCAGGTTTTACTTCTGCGTTGGCAAACCCACCTAACATTACTTCTTCTTCGAATGCACGATCGGAGCTCTCTGTATCAAAGATCTCCTTATCTTGATTTTCGTAACGGTCATATTCTAACCCGAACAGAGCATTTAAGCCAGGTTCAAGTTCTTTGACCAATTGCATTCTTGAAATTACCATTGTTCAATTCCTCCTAGGCTTAAGTTCCAGTAATACCAGTAGAGCTGAAATACAAGTGTTGGTTCCATCGAACGTACCAGTTTGCATTTGCACTAGAGGCGTCACTGTTGTCTGGATCCTTAGAAATACCAATAATCTTAAACTGTAATCCAGCAGTAGTTGCAACAGCCGTAGCTGATCCACTATCACTTTCAATTTCAGTTACAGATTGTCCATTAACAGTACTAGCAGTCCCAAGTACAGTGTCAGCATTTCTGCCGATACTTGTTTTTGCTATTGTGCCAACGGATTGAACTTCAAAGATTCTCATCGGATCATCATAGAGATACGCATCAATATTAGTGCTGCCAGAAATGGAACCAGTGTCGGTTACATTTACTTGGCTGTAATAATTTGACCATGTAGGTTTTTTACTAGTAGGGTCAATATAGAAGCAGCCGTTGAATATTCCAAGGTTAGTAGCGCCAGAAGCTGTTCCAGCAATTACATAACCTCCAGAAGACATTACGTGGTCACCTTTATAAATAGATGTCCCGTAGTTGTCAGAGATGGTATACAAAGTAGTACCACCGGTATTCACACCGCTTCCGTTTTCCCCAATAGGTCTGAACCCAAAGGCCGCGTCAACGTTAGCCATGATTTTATCCTCACAGTTAATTTTTAAACACACTCACCATGAATGTGTTAATTTTGTGTAACTATGTGTTAGGAAAACTTAACTAGATTTCTTACCACCAAATGTTACGCGAGACCTGCTCTCATTATGAACAGGCATACTAGGATGTTGGTCCTTAAGTGGATCGTTGGCGATTGCATCATCTTTATCTTGCGTAATTTGTGCAAAATATTTTTTACGCTCTTCAACGGTTTCCTTAGGAATCCTTGCTAGCATTAAACCTCCAACAGCTATAACACCTGAATATTTACCTGTATCAATTTGGGGCCATTCAATGTCTGGGTATTCGTCAGCTCTGACAAATTCCCAACCTTCGCGTAGTCTAGCGGATACATTTTTTTGATCCATCTGTCCTACAGATTCAGCCCTTATCCAGCGATGGACAAATCCAGCTGGTGCAGGTGGTGCGTCTAACTGAGACGGTGGAGCCCACGGTTTCCTTCGCTCTGTTTTAGCTCTGGTTTCGGACTCGCGTGATGGTAGTTTTTGTTTTGTATTATCTTTTTTCATATGCCTACTCCTTCACGTACTTCGCATATTCGCTTAGTGGCACACCTAGTTTTTTTGCTATGGCTACTTGTGATGGTGTGAGTCTCACTGTGCCTTTGCGCCTTACAGGTTGATTACTTCTATTTACAGAAGCAACCGTTTGTGTAGGCGAAATCTTTTCAAACTTATGTGGAAATGTTTCCCTCATCTGTTTATCAATCTCACTATAATACTCATCTGAGTTCGGGTCAAATCCTTTATCTACTAGTTTACGATGAATTGAGAAAGATGTCAAGGTCATTGGTTCATCTTTACCAAACCAGTCGTTTTTTTCGGCCCATTCTTCCGCCTTTGGATCTGGCGGTGGAGGAGGCTGCTGCATTTGCTGCTGTTGTGGAACTTGAGGTTGTTGAACCTGTTGCCCACCTTCACTAGCTTTAGCTCTTTCCCTTTTAGCTTCTGTTGCTTTTACACGTTCATTTTCAATTGCTAAACGGGCTAAATCTTGTTGTGCCTGGACTTGAGAATCAATATCTCCTGCATCCATTGCCTCTTTAAGACGTTTTTTAGCATCTTCAGTTTCAGCTTTTACACGGTTACCATATTCTAAAACATACCCACGGTCAAGATTTCCTACTCGACCTTGTAATTCTTTAGCTTGATTTTGAACACCTTGTGCGTATTGAATTGCAGCTTGCTCTCGTCTTTCTGATTCACGTAATTTTTTAGTTAATTTATCTATTCTAGATTGGACCTTTTGTCCATATTCTTCCATTTCTCCTTCAGATGCAGTTTTTTCTTGTTTTGATTCTGTTTTAACTTCTGTCTCAACTGCTTCTGGTTCAGGATCAGGATTTATAGTCTTTTCTGTTTTCTTAGGTAGTTCTACATCTACTGATGGACCATCTGATGGTAAATCTACCATCTTGGCATCAGCTTCCGATTGTGGCTCTACTTTGACAGCTTCTTCTGCAGGCATTTTTCCTCCTGTTATTTATATTGCAAGATATCCTCTGGGTCTTTTACCACAGCAATTATCTCGTCATCATTAAGTATTCTCACTTCACCACCTTCTATTCCAAATCTGGATCCGGCGTAACGACCAAATATAATCCAATCATTTTCTTTACACCAAGGTCCATCTGGAAATCTCTCTTTATCTTTATAACAATCCGGTCCCATTTTAAGAACTAATCCAGTCACTGTTGTATAGCTTTGTTCTTGAACAGTTTCGTCTGTTAATATTATACCACCTTTTGTTTTACCTTGTCCTTTATAGGGAAGAACTAAAATTCTCCATCCTGTAGGATTAGGTAATCTTTCCAATACTTTTTCTGTAGGAAGGTGTTCTATGCTACTTGTAGCATCTTCTTGAATTTTTTTAAGAAAGCGGTTTTCTTTATCTTCCGCTACTTTATTATTTTCGTTTGCCTCTACTGCTAAATCTTTTTCTTCAAGGGCAAACTTACGTTTTGGTATCTCCATCTTCGTCTTTCTGCAGGTCTTGTATTTCCTGTTCCATAATTGCGTAGGCTTTAAACTCACCTACGGTTTTGTTATACTCATCCCAGCTAGGTAATCCAGCTGCTATGATTTCTTTTAACTCTTCTTTTTGCGCTCTAATCTTTTTCAAGATTAGATAAATCGCTGTCGTATCGTCCAAGTTACTTTTTCTTTCCTTTATGCATTTTCATGCCGCCACCCATCGCTTTAATTCTACCACCACGTTTAGCCATAGTTTTAGCACCAGAATAAGCACCTTTACCCATTGCTGTTTCTGTACCTTTGCTCATCGCACGTCTTCCAGCCAAAGAGCCTCTTGCTCCAGGATTTCTTGCACCTAATGATTCATCAAGTCTAGCATTGTATCCTTGTTTCATAGGTCCACCTGTTGCTTTTTTAACTCTTCCACCACTTTTATAAGTAGTAGTTCCAAATTTTTTTCCTGGTGTTTTACGAGTTTCACGTTTTGCGTGTATTTTTCCAACCATAATTTTTCTCCTGTTTGCTGTTTATATTAATTAGTTAATTTCGTCAACTACTCTTTTACGTCAGTTCCACCACTTGGATACCCATCACTGTTTACCCAGTCACCAGCGTAATCAAATCCTTTTACGTATCCAAAAGATGAATAACCTCCTTTAGCCATTTTAACTCTTCCGCCTTTTTTGTAACCAGCTTTTTTCATTACAGGTTGTCCTGTTTTTTTAGCGTGCATTACGGCTTCTTGGTGGCCTTTAGGGGTGTATGCAAATTTTTTGTTTCCTACTGTTGGCATAGCTCCTCCTTTATTTTTTTGAATTCTGTTACCATGTTCCGCTGCCCATTTTTTAGCAATTTGTGGTTCATTAGCATATAAATAAGCACGTTGTTTTTCTGATTTAAATGGCATTACTCTTTACTTTCTGGTTTTGGCTGTCGTGTCCCACCAACATATAATCCAAACCATGCGGCACCAGCACCTACAATGACTGAAACAAAAGCTGATTGTGCATTTGTTGGGTCAGGAAGCGCCATGAACCACTCTGTAGTTCTATAAAAAGCAAATCCATAAAGTGTAATTAATAGACGTGGAAATATTCTCCATGATGTTAATCGCTCTGGTGTTATCATTTTTTCTTTAATAATCCCATTGCACCTTTTCCAGCCTTAATGCCGAAGCTAGCTGAGCAGGCGATATATAATAAATGTTTGTAATAATCCGGAAGCTGTTGCAGTGCAATAAACCC